AAAACCTGTACTTCTGTCTTTAAATATTTTTTTAATTCTATCTTTTTTATAATTTGAATAAGTATTCCAATTAGGGTCTTCTTCTTTAGCTTGATTAAAAGTTGTGTAGCTATCTGCAACATCATACGCTTCTTCAAACTCTTTACTTCTTAATGCACTTTGTCTCTCATTATTATCTTTTAATTCTGCTGTTGCTCTGTCTTGAAGTTTGTCTTTAATTTGAAATAAATCATCTTTAAGACCTTTAATATCTCCTAACTTACCTGTACCTAATTGTATGTGTTTAGGAAGTTCTTCTAATAATTTTTCAGCATATTCAAAATCACCTGTTTTATCTGCATAGTCTGTAAGTGTTTCTAATAAATATTTTTGTGCTGAACCATTACTTAAACCATTTGCAGTCTTATCAATAATAAATGCTGAAACTTCTTCACCAATTTCTGCAAAACTTTTACTGTCGTCAAAAAAGCCTTGAATATTATTTTGAAAATTAATTTTATATTGTTCACTAATGTTTGCCATCTGTGAACTAACATGTGTTTGAAATAATTGTGCTTTAAAGCCTGAAGTTTTTTGAAAGAAACCTTTTTCTAAATCAGTAGGTTTGTATGAGCCTAGATTATTGTCAGCTACAAACTTTTTAATTTCTTTTTCGTAAAATTCTTGAAAAACAGTAGGACTTGGTTGTTCTGCAATTTTAAGTTCAGCATATTTAGTTCCTAACATATTAGGAAATATTTGTGCTTTAGTATTAAGTTCTAACTCTTTGTATTTATCAATAAAATATGGATTAGCTTCTTTAGGTAAAGTACCATTATTTACTCTTTCATTAAAAGCTGTTCTATTTTTATTATATTCTTCAATAGCTTGTGCTTCATTTACTTTCTTTTGTTTAACTTCTGAAGCAATAACCATCTTTGCACCTGCATCATTTACAAAATTATTTAAAGAAGCAGTTAATTCTTTCATACCTGCTATTTCAGGCTTTGCTTGGGGCTTATAAAATAAGTTAAAATCTGAAGATAGAACCTGCCTTGCATCAGGTTTTAAATCTAGTTTATTTGTTTTTCTAGCCATTATTTAGGTGAGTTATAAGTTTTACCACTGGTGTTATAAGTTCTCTTTTCTTTATTAGTTTTTAAACCTTTAAGTTCTTTCTGTGCTTCCAATGAGTAATATGAGTTAGCTACATTTAAAGCTGAAGATACAAATAGTAATTCAGGATTAGGTGGTGCAACATAAGTTGATTGTGCTTCTTGACCAAACTGAATTGCTTCTAAATTTCTTTCGTATTGTGCAATATCAATATCTAAATTAGTATTTAATGAAGACATATAGTTACCTTCTACTCTGTAGAAATCTGCCATTAGTCTTTCTGTAGAACCTGACATGGCTAAACCTGAACCTGATACATCAGCTACAAATTCACCTCTAGCTTTTTTAGATTTTAAATTAGCTTCATAACCTTTTTGTTGTGTAGCTTTAACTTGTTGATTAATCTTTAATTGTTCTGAAGCATATCTTTGAATAGCATTATTTTTAGCTATTTCATTTTGTCTAATCTGTGCATTGTATTGATTTTTTTGTACCTGTTTTTGATTTTGGTAGTTCATTACCTGTGACCCTGCACTGGCAATCATCATAGCTGTTGTCGGCTCTACGCACATATTCTTATAACCTCATAAAAGGGTTCATTTAAAACTCCGTATTTTTTCTTATTAATAAATTTGAAACCACACCATTTTAACCATTTGATGTGAAGTGAATTTCTGCAATCCACAAAGTTCCATAAAATTTTGTATTTAGTATTTAAAAAATCAATTACTTTTTTGTTTTCTTTTAAAAAAGAGTATTGAATATCTTTTAATTTATCTGTTGCTAATAACCAAATTGCACCACCAACTGCAATTCCAAAGATACCTACTGGTTCTTTTTTAGTATTTACGATTGTAAAAACTATTTCTGATTTAAGATATGAATAATATAAAGCAGTATAGGGTGTCATACCTGCTGTAGATAAAATTTCTCTTTTATCTTCAAATCTTAATCTTGGTGCTAAATATTTAATGTCTGTAAGTGTTGCTAATCTAAAATGGTTAAACTCTTGAACTTGCTGTAACATAATATCCTTGCCAACTTGCGTTGATAAAATTACAAGGCAAATGGCTATCAGATGCTAGTGTTACTGTAAGTTTGTCACTTTCAGATTGAACAGCAAATGCGTAATCACCATCAGCTAAATTAACAGTACCAAGTAATCCTGTTCCTGTAATCGTTCCTGTAAATGTTGTTGATGAACTGCTTCTTCCTACTGGATTAACCACAGTTGTAAAAAAACCAGTGTTGTTATAATTAACACTCCAGTTTCTTATTTGTAATCTACCTTCTTTAATAGATATTCTTGAACCTTGTGCATCAGCTTCTTGTATAAATTGTTGGGAGAATACAAATTTAAAAGTGTAATCCTCACCAATAAAATAATCATAAGATGTAATATCTCCTGCAACTACTATTGATGTGCCTGTTTGAGATACTATACTAATTTCTTGTCCTGCTTGATTTGAACCTGTACTTGCACCCACAAGACTTAAAGTATTAGTTTTAGTATAAGGTATTGTTATTGTTGTTTGATTAGTACCAGAATTGTAACTTTCACTCACTCCTGACGTACTATTTGAAATTTTTCTATCTAGATGTGTTAAATAATCTGCACTAGCATCAGTTACAGCAGGTGATATGTCCATTGTTTCCAAATAAACTCCATCACTTCTCTGGTTCACTATATATAAAGTGTTTTCTATAAAATCTATATTTAATATTTTATCTGTAGAAGATGCACCAAAAATCCATTTATGCCATGCACTTTGTAATCTTTTTCCACCAGTTACATAATATTGATGAACATATATTGCATTTTGTTCATTAGAAGATAATGCCAACATAATGTTTTCATTAGTTGCAATAGCTAGTTTAAATACTCCTGAAGGGATATATCTAGGTATGTTACTTGTAATATCATCAGCACTTTTAGTATCTGTATCTGATTTTACATAAAATTCTCTAAAGCCTGTAAAACTTCCTTTATCAAAAGCGAAGAATACATTACTACCTGAACCAATAGGTTTAACTGAAGAAGATGCTTCAAATTCTGTTGATACATTAATAGATACATTTTCTGGTGTAATTGTACTATTTGCACCTGCTAATATAAATTGTGTTTGGTCTGAAAATAAAAGTATTCCTTCATCAAAAGATATAGCACTTCTAAGTATAGAAACTTTATTGTGTGTTGAAGCTACATCAATTACATCAGTTGCTAATACAGTAGTTACTGTCTCATTAAAAAATGCAAAGTATTCTCCTGACCTTGACATAACAACATTTTCATCAGATAAAAAACCTAATCTATTCTTATGAAAGAATATATCATTTATTTTTCTACCAATAAAACTAGGGTCAGGTGCAGAAATATCATCACCACTTATTCTTAAACCCCAAGCAGGTACAGTATAATCTGTTCCTGATATTGTGTAAGTAGAACCATCTACTTGTGAAAATCTAAAATTGCCATCTGCTGTTCTTATTAAAACATGTGGCATGGTAGTGTTGTCTAAAGTTGTCTTCATGCTTGGTGCTACACTTTCCTGCCAAACATCACCACTACTATCATATTGTACGTAATAATCGTCAAAACCATTTGTTGCATCACCAGTAATTTTAACAACCATATTGTCTATTGCAGGTGAAGGAAGGTCTACGAAATTTTGTACTGTATCTCCAACTACTTGTGAAGCATCATCTCCATAACCATCACTAGCTGAAACTGTAAGTGTGCCACTAGATTTAATTATTGAAAAACTTGAATTACCTATACTTGCAAAAGTTATGTTTGCAATAGTTCCACAAGCTGACTTTAAGCCATCTCTAATTGTTTCTGTATTTGTATTTGAACTTGTAAATGAAAAAGTAGAACCATCAATAGTAATAGAATACTTGGTATTTGTAACTCCTTGTAATACTGAATAAATAGCTTGTTCAACTTTAGCTGTACTAGTCGTACTAGCCATAGCTGTTACTTTTTTCTTGTTTAAAATAAATGTATAATCAGCAACAGTCATTGCAACAAAGTCACCTTTAGGGTCAGTAGATGTTAAGTAATCAACTGCACCTGTTTGCATTGTAACTGTTTTAGAAGCACCTGCTGTTGTATAAACTGCTATTGCACCATTTGTAATTTGTATTAAATATCTTTCAGAAACATCTCTGTTAATAGTGTGTATGTAAGCATTATTAGGTGTTGTATTGCTTAATTTTGCTAAATAATTAGTAGGTGGTCTCTTTTTTAAACCTTCTACAACAGAACTAAATCCATTCTCTTGTGTAGTAGCTTGACTAGATAATCTCAATACTTCTGGTTGCTGAGAGATACCCTGCACTAAATTAGGAATAGTCCTAGAGACTAATGCCATTTATTTTCTTCCTATTGTATAAAATTGTTCAGGTGTATCAAAAACACTGTAGTCACCTGTAGATGCTTCAGCTTGTCTTAGAGTAACTAAGGCTCTTGCTTCATCTTCTAATGTAAATTTATGTAGTGTATTTGCTCCTAAAGTTCTGTCGTGAAATACTCTTGCACTTCTAATAGTGATATATCTTTTACATTGTTCAGGTACATCAGAAAAATCTAGTAGATAAACTACTTTCATATTTTCTAAATCTTTTGTGAAAACTGAAGAATTTGTAACTAAATTAAATAAAACATTATTTCTTTGAACAATATCAAAATCAGTTTTAGAATGTAGATAAGGGTCTAATTCTACTCTCAATACATTTGTTGCTAGAGGTATAGTGTTATTTCCACTATCTCTACTTAATGTTACTTTAGGGTGTGTATTAAAATGCCACCCCATACTTTGAACTTCTCTATTAATTTCATTCAATACAGATTTAGCCATTGTTCCATCTACAGGTAAGCTACCAGTTAAAGTTGATAATGGTGCTTCACCTATTGTAGAGAGTATTGTATTTACTGCTTCTAATTCTGTAGTTCTTGTTTGAATAGTCATTTTTTAAATAAATAAACTGTCTATAAATTTATTGAATTTTCTTTTTATGAATTTCTTTAATTGGCAATACCAACACATAATTTTCTCCTTTGAATAATGAAGGGGTAAGATTGTCTGTGTTAATCTCTTACCCCAAATGTAAGGGGTTAGTCTCCCAACCCCTCACTGTTCTTAATAACTAAGTATTAAGCTGTTTTAATTGAAACACATGCTTCAGGTCTTAAAATGCCCGAGCCAATCGCCATTCTTGAAGTAATCAGTGAACCAATTCTTCTAGGGTCATAAGTTGTCTCAACTACTAAGTCCTTTAACTTCACTGTTCCAATAGCTGACTTGTGGAATAATACAGCAACGTGATTACTTGCATCTACGTTGTAAGTATTGTTCGCACCTGCTACAGCAGATGAGTTATCAGCAAATGCAGTCACACAAGTGTTTGACTTAATTACTGGTACTCCACCTACAGAAACAACAGTTCCTTTTCCAAAATCACCATTTAGTGAAGAAAAGTCTCTGTTTAAAAGTTTGTCATTGTTTGCTAACTGATAATAAATATCAGGTGAAACAACACAAACTCTGTCAGTGTTTGGTACATCTTTTTCATCTAGCTTTTGAATACCTTCAAAGATAGAAGCGATTAAAGATGTTGAGTTAGTGTTAGCATCTGCGTCAGTAAGTTCAGTACCACCATTGCCACCTGTTATAGTAGCTGATGCTTGTGAACCTAGAACTGCTAATTGAAGTAGATTTTGGTCTACTGTTTTAGCAAGTGCCTGTCCCATTTCTCTTGCATAGATAGAACGTATATCGTAATGATTTTTTAGTTCATCTAATTCTGCAACGAAAGAAGATGCTAATAGCATATCATCAACATTGATGATTTTCTCGTTGTGTTTGATTGCGTCTCCAGTAATTTCTGCACCTACTGAGTGGTATCCACTTACAGTAGTTCCAGTTACAGGGAACGAACTTGACTTTCCGTTAGTTATAGTTCTTACGTTAGTCATTCCTAGCATCAAATTTTCTCTTTGAAAGCTAGAAAGAACTTCACCAGAATATAACTTTAAGAAAAGGTCATTAAAACCACTTCCAGTCGCATTGACTAGACCCAGTCTTGATGGTGTTGCGTTTGACATAATATATGTCTCCTTTTTTATTGTTGTTGGTTTAGTTTAAACCTTATCTACTTTTCAATTTAGAGAGTTATCTGACGTATCAGGCAATCATCTGAATTTTAATAAGTCACCTCTCTTACAAGAGATGGTGATTATTTTTTATGGTGTCTTCTTTTACTTTTATTCATCATAGATAAATTTGCTTTTTTACCTATGCTTGTCTTTTTAAATCTTGAACGTGTTTCATGTAAGACTGCTTCTTTATTAAACTTTGTCTTAGCCACTTTTCTTTTTCCACTTGTTCTTCATGGCTTTATAAGATTTAGGAGATATAGTAGATTTTTTCTTACTTCTAGAAATACCTAATTTACGTCTTCTCTGAATGTTTGCTACTAGTGACATTATTTTTTCTTTGTTATGCTTTTAATTGTTGATAAACCAAATGAACCAGAATAGACGATTAAAACTGCGTACCAAAATTCTGTAGGTGCATTTTTTAAAATCTCAAAACCCTTTTCCATATATGGTTGAGTTTGAGGTAAGAAAATAAAAAGAAAAATTAGAGCTATTTTAATAGTTAAAACTTCATCTTTAATACTTGTATTGCTAGATTTAATTTGAGCCAAACTGACGTTCTGTTCAGCTTCAATTTCCTTTGCTCTTACTACCTTTTTCTTCTCAATTGAATGATTTATCGCTGAGACTGTCTTGTCTGCAATAATTCTTGTGAGAGGATTTTTTAATAAAGGTAATATAAAATTAAGCATTTCTTGACCTATTATATTTTATTGATGTTATAGCTAGATTACTTGGAGAATTATTTTGAGGGTTGCCATCTTTATGGTGTACGTCTTTACCTTTGATACCAACTCTTTTCTTCATCATTCTTCTAGCAAGATTTCTACCTGCTCTATTCTTCTTCTGTTTTTCTGAAGAATGATAATTGTCATATTCTTTTTTGTAATCTCTTGCCATTAAAACACTGAACTGTTTCCTAGTTTTCTTTCTACTTCTTTTCTATAAACAGGGTCTTTGTCATATCTAGGGTCATTCATTGCATCAGTTACTTGTGATACTGAAGTGAATTGTTCTGTAGATATATTATTAACATCACCTTGAACAAATTTCTGTTGAGATGTAGCTGTGACACCTGCTTTAGTCATAAGACCTTGAACTGCCATTTTAATTTGTTCTGTAGTTCCAGTTGCAGTTAAATCATTAAAAGCAGTTTGTTCTGCTTCAGATAGATTAGTTCCTGCCCATGTGATAAGTTCATCATACTCTGCTTTGCCACCAACGACTGAATGTATTTCAGCAGTTTGTGTATCAGCTATGGCTCTTTGTCCTGCAATATAACCATCAACAAGTTCTTTTGATAAACCTTGTTTAGCTAACTCTTTATAACTAGCTTCACCTAACTCACCATTCTCTGCATATTCTTCTGAATATTTATCTAAAGTATTTAATTCAGGTGCTACAGTTTCTGGTTTTGGTATAGCAATTTCATCAGTTTCTTCTTTAACTGGTTCTGCTTTTTGACCAGAGAATTGTTTTTCTAATTCAGAATATGCTTTAGATAATTCTTCAGCATTTTTAAATTTTTCTGGTAACCATTCTGGTCTTTGGTTTTCGGTATTTTGTGTTTGTGTATCAGGCTCACTAGCAATTACTCTTGAGCCATCTTCACTTTCTAAAGTATTAATATCAATACCTTGTTCTTTTAATTCTTGAACTTGTTGTTCTGTTGTTTTCTCTGCTACAGCAGAATTTATTTCTACTTTTTCTGTTGACATATATTACTCCGATTGGTTAAGGACAAGTTCATCACCTTCAACATTTGCAGTGCCACCAGAGTTAGCGAATTGTTTTCCCATCTCTATTGCTACTCTAGGGTCAGTTGCAGTATTCTGCATCTGCTGTGCCATCTGTTGTTGTTGTGCTTGTTGCTCGTCTTGTTGTAGTTGTTCACTTGATTTAATTAAACCTGCTGTGTCAATCTGATTTGCTATTGCAAACTTTTTGATTGCGTCATCAAGATTAATATATTTAGCAAGAACTTCTGCACCAAGTGTATTTGCTAAATCTGAGATAAACTGAAGTAATTTCAATCTATCTGATTGTCTACCTAATGCTTCCATACCAACAATAATTTTAACTTTAACTATGTCTTTTGGTAGGTCAGGTAGTAATCCTTTTTGTCTTAACATTGCTAACTTTGTATTAATATAAGGTAGCTGAAATTCTGTTGTTAATATTCCATAAACTCCACCTAATGCTTCTTGAAGTTCATTTGCAATTAACTGTACTTCTGTAGCAGTAACTCTTTCTGCTTGTCTTTGGACTGAAGCATTTAAAAGAAATGCAAAATTAAGTCTTTGTTCTACTCTCTGCATTGTTTCCATTGCTACTCTAAAGTCTGCAAATTTATTAGCTTGTAGTACAGAAACATCTGTTGCTGAACCTTCAATGATTGCACCATTAGGTGCTTTAGCAATAGAAGATGCTCTAGTTGTTCCATTAGGAGCAACCATAAATAACATTTTAGCTGAAGCTGAAGAACCTTCTAGAATTGCTTTTGTTAATCCTTCTAAACTACGAAGGTCACCGATTATATTTTCTATATGACCTCTCCCATAATTCATTCCGTCAATACGATTAAATCTTAATGCAATGAATGGTAAGTTATCTGCATTGTAAGTTTTTTCATAAAGAACATGTCCTTTAACTTCTTGATGGACAATATATTTTTTACCTTCTTTTCTTACACACGTATATAAATCTAAAGTTTTATCTTGTTGTGTGTCTTGTTCTTTACCTAATGCTTTAGCAATTTTAAGGGGTAAAGTGTCAGGCACTACACTTTCTTTAATAATAATTTTTAATACATGACCTTGTGGGTCTCTTTTAACTACATAGTTTTCTAATCTATAAGTTCTTAATCCTGTATCAGTTAAATGTAATAAGCAGTTTCCACCTACAATTAAATGTTTAAGTGCTTCATATACAGCAACTCTATCGTTCTGTACTTCAATATTATCCATAACTGATTTCTCAATTTTGGCTAATCCTTGTTCTATA